GGTGGTTAGGCCAATAAGGCGTGTGTCACATATTGCTTACCATGGTGATGTTGATGACTTGTATACTTATGTCGGGTTTGATATAGACTTTCCGTCACAGAAGGGTGATTGTGGGTCCACAGTATACCTGTCTGACTCTAAGTGTGCATCTAGTTGGCATATGATTGGTATTATTGCTGCTGGCAAGGTCAAGGAGCGTTATGTTACTATGACTCCTCTTAGTAGACAATGGATTCGTCGTAATTTAGATGATATACATTCAAAATTTGAAGCTTGGATGGGTATGAAACTTGTTGATGAGTTGGAGATTCCCAATGAGTCTTTTTCTTGTTCGGCTATACCCTCTAAGTTTATTATTGAACGTAAGGACAAACCTGTTTCTCAATCTGATCGTACTAAGTATAAGAAAACCAAGATGTTTGGTCTATTCTCTGAGGTTACTAGATATCCTGCTGTTCAGATACCTTATGAGTTTGATGGTGTTGATTTTGATCCGCCGTATTTAGCTCGTGATAAGTACTGTAATAGTTCTGGTGTTTATAATCCACTTATCATGATGTATGCTACTACAATGTATCTTATTACTTTACTCCCAATTCTTTTTGGTGATTATCATCACAAACCTAGGGAGTTTACCCCCGAGGAAGTTACTGTAGGTAATGGTTATGTAGATGCTACGCCTCGCAATACAAGTGAAGGTTACGCCTATCAATTGAAAGGCGTCAGTAAGAAGATGTTGTTCGGGACTGGAGTTGATTATGATATTACTAACTCTTATTGTCGTGAAATGCTCTCTAATGTACATTCTGCTATTGTCCTCGGCAATAAAGGCCATGTTATGCGCCGTGTTGCAAAGGATTTTGGTAAAGATGAAACCTTAGACTGTTCAAAAATTGCTAAAGGTAAACTTAGACTTGTTTCAGGTACAGATGTTGAGGACTTTACAGAAGATAAGTGCCGTTTGGGTTATGCTGTATCTTTAATTACTTCAAATCCCATTTATTCTGGAACTGCAGCGGGTCTCAATCCATACTCTACGGATTGGGACAAAATGTACCATTATTTTGATGGTTTTGGTATTATCGC